GACCACCACGAGGCTGTTGGAGTCTGTCGAGGTTCTGGCCGGCCGCTTGGTGAGGTCGGCCGGGTTGTAGGTGGGAAGCATCTGAGCCATGGTTTTCGCCCTCCCTTAGACGGCGCCGAACACGGTGACGACGCCAAACTGTTCGCCGGGTCCCGTGCTCGTGGGGGTTTGGAAGAAGGTCTTTTCGACGGCGCGCAGTTCTTCCGTGCCAACGCCCTTGATGAAGCCGTAGTCGTCGTCCTTGCGCTGGGTGGCGATCGGGTCCTGACCCCAGGCCACGGCGAGCGCTTGGGCGCCGCAGAGATAGCCCACCGACACGTCGCAGCCTGCCGAACCCACGCCGGGCAGGACCGAGGTCTGCTCCGGGATCTCGTGGATGATGCAGCCGTTCCAGATCAGGTCGCCGCCCTGGAAGATCGGGTTCTTGTTCATCCCGTCGTCTTCGCGCGGGCGGGCGTCCTTGTTGGCCGCCTTGATGTCCGCGTCGGCCCGCAGCTTGTTGAAGGCGCGGGTTTCCACGAACAGCACGAAGTATTCGCGCCCATCGCTCTGCGTCGAGCGGTAGGGGCGAACGGCGCGCTGGCCGGTCTGGCGGTTACGCTGGCGGGCGAGCCCACGAGCGGCGTCCACGATGCCGGCTGACCAGGTGTCGGCGGCAGCGTCGACGTTGGCGATCGAGGAGGCGTAGTTGCTCGCCACCGTGTTCGCCGCAGAGATGCCGAACAGCAGTCGGTTGCGGTTATCTCCGACCCAGGCGTTCAGCTGGGTCGGGGTTGCCTCGGCCAGGGTCACGCCGCGGCCGATGCCGGCATCCTCGTTGTAGTGGTTGTCGTCATAGGCGACACAGGACAGCGCGTCGGTAACACCCTCGCGCATGTCGTCGGACGACCACAGCTTCAGCACGTCGCCGCGGGCCTTGAAGAGGTCGATGGCTGACTTCTGCTGCGCGGACTTCTTCACCGTGACGGCATTGCGGCGCCACCAGGGACGGGTCCGGAAGTCATAGGTGTCGAACTTGTCTTCCGCGCCAGTCAGGAGGCCAGCGCCGACACCCTTGCCGCGAAGCGAGCCGACCAGCGGGACGATGAGGTCCTTACCGCCGTCGATCAGGTCGCGCATGGTGTAGAAGATCGAGTTCGGGCTCGACCCCATGTAGGGGTTGTAGCCGCTCATCCGAACGTATTCGGACCAGTACTGGTTACGCCACTTGATGAGTTCGAGATTGGCGTCTGCTTCGGTGAAGGCCATGGCCTACGGTTCCTTTATCTTTGGAACATCCCGTCGAAGACCTCGCCGCCATCACCCACTCGGGCAGTGTCGGCGCGGCCTGCGGAAGGTCCTGCCGCGAGGCTTGCCCTCGGTGCGGCGGGGGCGGCCGGTTGGGCCGCTGGTATGGGTTGGACTTGAGGAGAGCCCGGCGCAGGCGCCGCGGCTTGTTGGGCCTGCCATTGCTGGAAGGCGTCGAGTTGGGCGGGATCGATCCGAGAGAGAAGTTGTTCGCGCTTCCACTCCGCGACGACAGTCCCTACGGGGTCTGTTGACGCGGCGACCTTGGCGTTGAAATACGGATCGGTGGCGCAGCGGTCGAAGCCCCACTGATAGGCCTTCGAAACCACGTCCTCCCCGTGCTTGACCTCCGCGACCGCCCTCGATGTCATGAGGCGCTGATCGTTGAGGGCTGCCTGGAACTGCGCCTCGCGGCGTTGTTCCCAGCCGGCCGGGTCCTCTTCCCGTGATTTGACGGGTTGAGCTCTCGCCAAGGCTTCCTGCTGATCCCGCCACTGCTGAAGCTGCGTCGCCCGAAGGTTGGCAGCATCCCGCTCATCTTCCGCCCGCTGACGCTTCAGGCGCTCGTCAACCAGGGCGGCGACGGGAGCCATCGGGTCGGGCGGCGGCGGCGCCGTCGGGGGCGTTTCGGCCGCCGGGCTGGCTGGAGGCGTCGAGTCCGGCGCGTCAGCGGCGGCGAACTTGCCATCCGGGCCACGCTTCGGACCTTCGGCTGTAGAAGCGTCGGGTTCTGGCGAGGCGGCCGCATCAGCTGCCGGGGCAGCGTCGGCGGCGACAACTTCGGGCGTGGCGGCGGGGGTGTCAGCAGCCGGAGCCGCATCCACAGGTTCGCCGCCCAGGAAGCTGGGGGTAAAGTCTTCGCTCATGTTGATCCCTGGAATTTTCCGGTGTCGTCCGGAATTGACGAAGCGCCCGAAGCCGCGGCGGCCGGTGTCCCATGTCGGAGGAACGGCCCGTATCTCCCGTTCTCGCTAGGCGAGCCCCGGAGGCGGGTAAATCTGTGGCCCTAGAAGTCGGGCTGTGCTGGCTGTGCGGGCGTGCCCTGCGCGTTCTCCAGCGCATTGCGGGCGTCAACGACCTCGCCGACCGCCTTGGCCTGCTGAAGCTGGCCCTTGTTGAAGAAGTCGGCCTGGGCGGCGTGAGCCAGCGGCGCCACGGTCTCGGCAGTTGCGTCGTGGACCCGCGCCTCGGCTTGCGCCTTCACGGCTTGGGCGTTGGCGAGATGGCCTTGCGCCGTCGTCTTCTCGATAGTGGCGCGCTCCTTCAGGAGGGCGAGGTTCTGCGCCTCCTGCTGCGCGGGCGTGAGCGGCGGAGCCTGGACCTGTTGCTGCTGCGCGGCGGCGGCCTGCGCGGCCTGGGTCTGCTGGTCCAGCTCCTCCAGGAGCTCGCGCTTCATCGGCAGGCTGGAGGCCTTGATCAGGATCATGCCCGGGTTCGTGCCGAGTGCTCCGGGGATTTGCGCCAGTTGCACGAGCGCGTTGTACTGCTCCTGCTGAACATTGGCCGTGTCGGGCGTGGAATCCACGATGATATCGACGCCAACCTCGGCCACGGCGTTTTTCATGCCCAGGTACTGCGGGCGCATGACGACCTGACGCGTGACCGGATCGTATTGCGGCATGCCGGTCGTCGGGTCGATCACCGGCGCTGGCGGCCCCCAGACTGGCTCGTTGATCTGAATGAATTTCATCGAGTCAGGGTTGTCGGTGACGCGGATGAACTTCGGCTGGGTCCAGAACTGGCGCACCCGCGCCCAGACCTGGGTCCAGATCCGCGTCTCCAGATCCTCGAGGCCTGAGAACAGGTGCGCAAGCTCGGTCAGGCCGGCTTGCTGTCGGATCAGTTGCGAACGGCCGGAGCTGTCGGCGGACTGGCGGCCCAGGATATCCGGCGCCGGTCCCAGCCGTTCGATCTCCGACTTCGCCTCGGCAAGCAGGCTGGCGTCCATCGAAAAGCGGTCTGACGACGGCACGATGGTCCAGCCGGAAGGGATTACACCATCAGGCCGTGCAGCCTCCCTGCGGGCCTCGTCGGGATCGACGCCGGCGCTGTCGGGGCTGGTCTCCTGAAGCTGGCGGAATGTGGCGAGCCACGCCAGTTTGGTCCGGTAGACGTTGATCTCGTCCTGCGGGCCGATCATGTCCTCGACGACGCCATAACGGCGGTTGTCGTCGTCGACATAGGCGGTATAGGCTTCGATCGGGTTGCAGGGCTGCCCGTCGTTGTCCTGGTAGGGGCTCGGCCCCTCCTCCAGCTTCAACTCGCCCACGAAGCAGCACTTCAGCCAGATACCTGCCTCGCGCTTGTACATCTCTACGATGAGCATGCGCTTGCGCTTGGGATCGGACCAACTCGCCTGCGTCGCGCTGTAGCTGTGCGGCCGGTCGTCCCAAGTGCTATCCGCGACAGCGCCGTGATCGCAGGACGCGCGAAGTTCGGCCTCGAACTCTGGATAGGCCGCAACGATCTCATCGACATACTGCCACTTGGCGATGCCCATGTAGGAGGCGTCGGAGAAATCCGGTTCGCGGCTGTAGGGGTCGTAGAAGAACTCCTCAAAGCGGATGCGGCGCAGCTTGACCTCAAGCTTGCTGTCGACCTCGATCAGGATGGCCGCCGTGCCCTCGACCAGGATGTTGCGGAAGGCCTTGAGCTTGTTCTGGTGCCAGCGGTTCTGGTCCTTGACGTAGCGCAAGGTGTTGGTGGCGACTTCCGCGGCGTCCTCGTCCTGTGGCGTCCGGGGATAGGCGCGCGGGTCGGACTTTCCCTTCTCGACGACGCCGATCATGCCCTCGATGCCGGGGCGAACACGGTTGATCGCGAAGGTGGGCTCGCGCCGGAGTTCCTTGGCCTGGCGCGCCTTCTTGTCCCACTGATCCCCGTCGTAGTAGCGGCGGTACTTCAGCGCGCGTTCCCGGGTCAGGACCGTCATGTCGCGGGCCTGCGTGAACAGCCGCCGATAGGTTTCGATGTCGGGACCGGCGACCGGCGCCGCGGCGGGGGCCGTGGCCGGGCGGTAGGCATCCAGTGGGATGATGTTGCCGGCGGATGGCGCGGTGTAGGCGACGCTCATGCGAGGCCCTTGGCCATCGGCATTGCGACGAGTTCTAGGGCCTCGCGGCTGTCGCCCATGATGAAGCGAGGCCACGAACCGAGCTTGCCACGGAAAAAGACGCGCCCCATACGTTCGCCCCACTCCAGCGCTGCCACCTGCTCTTCGGGAGAAGATTCAACTGGCCCGTAGATGTACAGCGGTCCGCCACTCAGCATCGCCATGTCGCCCGGATCCAGGTCGACATTCGCCCGGGCCTTCATGCCGATTTCCATGAATCGCCTCCCTGGCTGCGGGTCTGGCCGCTGTAGTCGGTGCGCTTCTTGGGCTGGTCCGCCGATATCTTGGCTCTCACTCGGCGCGCGCCCTCGCATGCGTAGCGGGCGGCATCGATCAGGTGGTTGTCCTTGTCCGCGAGGATCGGGAGGATTTGCCCGGTCAGCGGATCAGTCCTCCACGAGTAGGAGGTCAACTCATCCTGGGTATGCGTACAGCGGGGGTGGACGATGATATCGAAGGTCTTGAGGAACTCAACGCCATCCTCGACGCTGCCAGGTCCCTTGATTGCGCCGGCAATCTTGAACCGCCGCCGCTTCATGTAGCTGACCGTCTCTGGCCGCGAACTGTCGGCGGTGATTAGCCATTTCGTGGCCCCAGGCACGCCGGGGTGCTTGTGGGTGTTGGTCCAGAGCGGCTTGCCGTCGGAACCCGTCCAGTCGGTAGGGCAGTCGCCAGCGAACAACGCCGGCGTCTCGTCGATTTCGCAGCCGACCTTGTAGGCCTCATGGTCGATGAACAGGCACCGCCCGTTCGGGTCGGCGATGGCCTTGCCGCCATCGAAGCGGCCGACGAACATGCTGATCAGCACAGTGGGATCGACGGCAAAGCCCCAGTCGGCGCCGAACCTGCGGGCAGCGTCGGCAGGGGTCTCAAACTCCTCGACGCGCCAGTTGCGGAAGACGCGCGTTTCGGAGTTTCGCTCATAGCCGCCGAGCCAGACGTGGTGGTACTTGTCCGGGTCGCGGCGCCTGTCGCGGGCCATGTCGGAGGCCAACTCGGTTTCGCCGAACCACGGGTTGTCGGTGTAGTTGACCTCGATGCAGAGGATGTCGTTGTCGTTCGCGGCGTCGTCGCTGCGCATGAAGACATCGACGGGATCGGTGGCCTTGCGCGGGTTCCACGAGAACCAGATTTGGGCGCCGGTGATCCGCAGCGTCGGGGTCAGCAGGTCGAGCGAGCGCTGGCTGAGCGATTGGGCCTCCTCGACCCAGGCAATCCGGAAGCCCTCAAGCGACTTGATCGAGTTCGCCGTGTGGTTCTGCATCCCCTGAAAGATGATGATCCCGGCCCGCTGGCCGCTATCGTCCAGGACGTGAATCTCGGTGTCTTGGACTTCGAAGCACCCCGCCACCCCGATGGCCTTGATCTTGTCCTCTAGGAGTTGCTTGACTGATTTGTCGATCGACTTCTGGATTTCGCGGACGCACACCGCCCGGGTCGTCGGATCGGCGATGCACTCCTCGATCAGCATCTCTGCGAAGAAGTGGCTCTTGCCACTGCCCCGGCCCCCATGCGCGCCCTTGTATCTCGCCGGCCTCAGGAGCGGGAGGAACGCCCTAGGTGTCTGAAGCTGAAGGGTCGATGACGACACGTTCAATGCGCCTCACCGTTCTGATCGGCGCGTCGCCGTCGCCGCCGCCGACGAGCGCAACCTTGTCGCCGTACTTCTTGGGCGCCAGCTTGGAGGCGCGCCACTGATAGGCCCCGATCTTCACGCGGTCCGCCGCCGCCGTTTCGGCCGTGCAGCTCCCCGCGGTGTCGAGGATCAGGTCGTCCATCAGGTCGGCCTGCATCGTGCGTGCGTGCGCGTACTTGGCCGCAAAATCCGCGTTCGCTCCGATCCACCTCAGGACCGTTGAACGAT